GCTGGTTCAATACTACCAGGAGAATTAGGAAGTAAAATTAGAATGGATCTTTCTGGTAAGAATGGAAAAGCTACACAACAATTAGCTCTTGCTAAACTTTCAACTGGTTCAACATTAATGTACTTCTTTGGAACAATGGCCTATGGTGGATCTGGGTTTGACCAGGATGTTATGATTACTGGTATGGCCCCAATGAATAAAGCTGAGAGAGAGGCATTCCTTAGAAAAGGATTGCAGCCATATTCAATAGCAATCTTAGATAAAGAAACTGGATTATACAAATCTACATCTTACGCAAGGTTTGATCCTATATCATCTTTATTAGCAATCTCTGCTGACATGGCATACATGGCTAGTAGACCAGATCAATATGCAGATCCTAATTTTGTTAATAACATGACATCATTATTTGGTAATGGATTAGGTGCAATATTCCCTTACTTGACTGAACAACCATTCTTAACTGGTATTCAAGAATTAGGAAGATTATTTCAGCCAGGCTATGGTGATGCAGAAGGTATGGTAACTAGAGCTCTAACTATTCTAACTGAAAAATTAACTGAAGGTACTGTAGGTTTAGTTGTAAATCCAACTGGTACTTTTGGTGGTTACTTAAATAGAATGCAAGATCCAACTATATACGATACTAATATTACATCTGAACAAGCTGATTGGTTTAGACAACAATTTGATGGAGACATACCAGCTCCTATTAGAGCTTTCTATAAAGCATACAACAAAGCAATGAAAGATAGTCCATTCTTTAATACAGATCTTAAACCTAGAGTTACTCTATGGAATGAACCTATGGTAGGTCCAGAGCAAGGAATGTTTTCGCCAATAAGAATAATGAATGAAAAGTATAATGATGTTGATGAGTTTTTAGTTAAAGCTGGATTAGGTATATCAATGCCAAAAAATACAATCGGTGGAATACCAATGACACAAGATGAGTATAGTGAATACATTGCTTACATTAATACTGACGAAGATGGAGATGGTGAGAGTGATTTACTACAAGAGTTAAGTGATCTAGTTAACAATGTTGACTTTCAAGATTTATTACCTGGAGATCAAATGAGTGAAATTAATTCTATAGTCGATCAATACAAACAAACTGGTAGGGATTTGTTCTTATCCAATAATACAAGTTTTAATGATAAAGTAGAAAACCTAAAAGATAAAGTAAAAGAAAGAGGAAAAAGATAATAGATGGCTACATTCGCTATAAATGAAACTGCAAGAAGGGAACAGTATGTATCTACTGGCCAGGCTACCTATAACTTTAATTTTCAAGTTAATGTTGCAGATGAGTTATTAGTCTATGTAAATGATACAGCTCAAACTTTAAGTGTTCAATACAATGCTACATTAAATGCAGATGGTACTGGATCTATTACATTTATAGATAACTCTGGTGGAGGAGGAACAAACTACACTCCGAGCTCTGGAGACTATGTAACTATTATTGGAGATCTAGCATTATCTAGAACAACAACTTTAAATACTGCTGCTGATATTACTACAACTAACCTGGACACAGAATTTGATAATACAGTTATTAGACAACAACAGATTAAAGAAATAACTGACAGAGCTTTACAATTAAAACCAAGTACACCTAGAACAGTAACTGGATCTGGAACATCTGGTCCTATCTATTGGCCTTATGATGCTACACCATCTAACAATGCATCGAGAGTTATTTCATATGACAGTAATGGTACTGGATTAGAGCTTGGACCAACAACTGCAAACTTAAATACTTTAGCATCAATCGTATCTGATATTTCTACAGTAGCTAGTGTAAGCTCTGATGTTTCGACTGTAGCAAGTATTGGATCTTCTGATATTTCAGCCGTAGCTGGTAAAGCTACTGAAATAGGATTACTAGGTAATGCAGACACAATAGCTGATATGGCATTATTAGGTAATGCTGATGTAATTGCAGATATGGCTCTTCTTGCGACTACTGATGTTATTGCAGATCTTAATACTTTAGCGACTACTGATATAGTTAATGATCTTAATCAATTAGCAACCACAGATTTTGTATCAGATCTAAATGCTGTTGAGGGTATCAAAGCCAATATTACAACTACAGCAAATAATATTGCTGGAATAAATAGTTTTGCTGAAAGATATAGAGTTGGATCTTCAGATCCTACAACAAGTTTGGATGCCGGAGATCTCAATTTTAATACCAGCTCGAATGAGCTTAAATATTTTGACGGATCGAATTGGAATGCTGTTGCAGCACAAGATCAAAATGTAAAAGTAACTGGTTCAGATACATCTGGAGGTGTATTAAATGATAAACTAGCTGTATCTGGTAGTCTTTCTAAAACAGTTACAAATCCTGGATCTAACGAAACTTTAACATTAAGTGTTCAAGTACCAGAGGTTTATGGATTTTCAGTAAACTCAAATGGAAATTTAATTGTTACTACAACTAATGGAGGTGCTGATAGCATATCTTCAACAGATTATAATAATTTTGATGATGTATTATTTAGTGCAAATGGTTTTACTTTTAGTATTAACTCAAGTGGAAATTTAATAGCAACAATATAATGTACTCTAAATGTTTATGATAAAAGTATATTCAAATAATTATATAAATTTATAAGGATAAAAATTATGGCAACCATAGATTTAGGCAAAATAAAATTCAAATGGCAAGGTGCATACAATGGTGCAACTTCCTATGTCGTTGATGATGTAGTAGAGAGTGGTGGATCTACTTATGTATGTATAGCAGCAACTACTGGTAACACTCCACCTAATGCTAGTTACTGGGAATTGATGGCCGACAAAGGAATTGATGCAGATTTATTTAGTATCTCTGGAACAGTACAAGGAGATATTTATTATAACAATGGTTCAGCTATTGCACGACTAGCTCCTGGAACATCTGGAAACTTTTTAAAAACTCAAGGCTCTGGTGCTAACCCAGTTTGGGCAGCAGCAGGAGGTGGATTTCAATCTATGCAAGTTTTTACAACAGGTGGAACTTGGACAAAACCTGCAAATATTACTAAAGTAAAAGTCATTGTTACAGGTGGTGGAGGAGGTGGTGGAGCAGGAGATGCTAACTATAATTCTCTAGGTGGTGGCCACGCAGGAGCTACTGGAATTAAAGTAGTTGATGTTTCTGCAATCTCAAGTGTAGCTGTAACTGTTGGATCTGGAGGAACAGGAGCTACATCAAGAGGATCAACAGGAAGTGGTGGTGGAACATCATCTTTTGGAACTCATGTTTCAGCAGCAGGAGGAAGTGGTGGTACTAATGCCTCTGGAACAGGACAACCCACTTTAGCTGTAGCAACTGGAGCAGATATAAGTATTGTTGGTGGATCTTCAGAGGGTTATCAAGGTGGAGATGTAAATACCGATATGGCAGGAGGCTCTGGTGGTGGAGTTTCATTTTGGGGAGGTGGTCTAGGACAAGCTAGTAGAAATAGTGATACTGGTAGAGCAGGATCAGCTTTTGGATCTGGGGGTGGATCTGGGGATGATGATGGATCAACTGCATCAAATGGTGGAAATGGAGCTGATGGAATTTGTGTAGTGGAGGAATATGCATAATGAAAATATTAGTTAAAAACAATGTAGTTATAGACAAAGCAGAGAACGAATTTGAAGTACATCCAGATATGGGTACTTGGCAAGATTGTTCAGATAATAATGTTCAAGCAGGATGGAGAGTAAATTCAGATAATACTGTTACTGATACAAACCCTGCACCAACTTTAAAAAATTATAAAGTTAGAAGAAGAAATCAGTATCGTAAAGTAGCAGAATTAGGAGATGTACTTGATGCTTTATTTAAAAAAGAGGCAGGAGATAGTACAGAGTGGGATGCTATTGTTACTGCAAGACAACAAGTAAAAACTGATATTCCGAAAGAATAATTTTGATTAAAGAAGTAAATAATTTTTTACTTCAAGGTTACTTTGATGAACTTAAAACTTTAGTCTATTCATCTAATTTTCCTTGGTATTATACTAACTCTACTGTCTTTGGGGAGGATAAAAAACCTTTAGATGATAGTTTTAAATTTTTTCATATATTGTGGGATTATAATAAGGGATTGAATAGCGAACACTTCCAAAGATTTTCTCATATACTATATAATATTCAACAGCATATTCCATGCAAAGAATTATTAAGAATGAAATTAAATCTTAACCCTAATAAGGGAAAAAGAAAATTTCATGCTCCTCATCAAGATGTAGTAGATATTCATCCAGATGGATCAAAAACCCCTAAACCAGATATTAAAATTATAATATTAAATTTTAGTAGTTGTAATGGTGCTACAAAAATTAAAGATAAAGAATATCAATCACAAGAAAACAAAGCACTTATATTTCCTAATGAGTATGAACATCAAGGTATATCTCAAAATGATACTGATATAAGAATTGTTTTGAATATTGCTGTAAGATGAAACCTCACTCTATAAATAAAAAAAATAATTTTATACATGGTTTGTACACTAATAAAAACAACTGTAAAAATTTAATTGAATATTTTGAAAACAATATTGATAAGACACACAAAGGATCAATAAATAGAAATAATAAAATTATAATAGATAAAAGTTATAAAGCATCCACAGATTTAACTTGTAATGTAAATAATAATAATGATGCGTTACAAAAATATTTAACAGAAAATTTAAAACCTTGTGTTGATGCTTATATAAATGTTTATAAATATTCTAGCGATTTACATCATGCTTGGTCTATATGCCCAGAATTTAACATACAAAAATATTTACCAAATGAGGGATTTAAAGCATATCATTTTGAAAGAGATTTACCTACTGCTAAAAGGCATTTAGTTTTTACTACTTATTTGAACAATGTAGAAGATGATGGAGAAACAGAATTTTATTATCAAAAAACAAAGATAAAACCAGAACAAGGATTAACTGTTATATTTCCTGCTGATTGGACTTTTACTCATAGAGGTGTAGTATCAAAAACTCAAACAAAATACATAATTACAGGGTGGTTTGGTTACAACTAATACAATGTTCTTGTTTCGATTTTTTTTAATCTAATATAAAATTACAAAATGGTTAAAGTAACTAAAAGAAAACGAGCATCTAGAACAACTGTAACTTCAGTTACATTACAGCATATTAATGAAAAACTAAATCACATACACAAAGACTTAGAACAAAATACAAAAGACATTACAGAATTAAAGCAGCAAGTAGCCATGGGTAAAGGTGGTCTTAGAGTGATCTTCTATGTAGGTGCTTTAGTTACAGCTATTATTGGTATTTTAAAATTATTAAAATTTAGTTAGGAGAATACAATGATCCAGGGATTGACAGCTCTGTTACCTATTCTCAACAAAGCTGTTGAGTTGGTTCCAGATAAAAACAAGATTGCAAAACACAAAGCAGATTTAGAAAAAGAATTATTAAAAGCTCTTGTCGATGTAGACAAAGAACAAGCAAAAATAAATAGAGAAGATGCAAAGGCTACTGGTAAGTTATCCTGGGTACAGAGATTATGGAGGCCCACACTTGCATGGATCTGTGTCCTGGCATTTGGTTTTCAATTCTTAGTCATACCTATTACTACTTGGTATGGAGCTATAACAAACAATCCAATAAACTTACCTACCTTGCCTAGCGATGTACTGATGACTACATTGTTTGCCTTGTTAGGATTAACCGGAGCTAGATCTTTTGAGAAATTAAAGAAGATAGATAAGAAATGAATTTTAAATGGGACCTAAAAAAACAAATTGATGAAAAGAAAAAAGAGGCATCAGCAAAAGCACAACTTCGTAAAAGAAGTCTTGACAGTATTGCTAGGCCCAAAGCTAAAAAGAATATTACATCTAAAGATCCAAGGCTCCAGGGTATATGAAACTATCAGACAAAACATCGGTAGCCTTACCCATAAGAAATTTAATTGCGATTGCCGGGGCCGTAGCGATAGGTGTCTGGGCCTACTTTGGCATTATTGAAAGACTTAATTTATTAGAGACTGCTGACAAACTACAGCAGCAAGATCTCCTGGAGGCATCAGCTCAGAAACCCATAGACCAGGAACAATTTTTATTATTAGAATTTATGTCTGGTCGATTAGATAAACATCAAAAATTATTAGATCAAAATATTCACACCGGTGTTATGCTTGAGATGTTTGAAAAGGAAATAGAGAAACTTAAAAAAGATGTAGAGAAATTAAAAGACCAAACAAGAGATATAAAATTTAGTAACGGGAATGGTAATGGTCACTAAGATAGTTGTAAGTTTATGCCTTTGGATGGGTGGTGAAGTTATAGAACATACTTACAAAAAAAATATTTCAGACTGTCTTAAAACAAAAAGAGAGATAACAAGGTATGGTTATGATAATAATAATTATACTTGTGATGTAGTAGAGGCAGAAGTTTATACAGATGATTTTAATAAAACAAGAATAAATAAAATTATATCAGAGTAAGATGTGGTGTGTGATCTGGAAACAGAACGATCTTTATAAAGTATTTACAAATATGATATTTGAGACAGAAAAAAAAGCTATAGAATTTAAAAACAAACAAAAGTCTATGCGTAAAAAACATGATTGCAGAGTTGTTGAATTTGACTATAAGTATTTTAAGGGTGTTAGTGAACTAGAAATAAAATGATTAAAAGAAATAAAACAGATACAGTTGTAATACATTGTGCAGACACACCAGCAGATATGGATATTGGTGCAGAAAAAATTAGAGAGTGGCACACAAAAGAACGAGGGTGGGATGACATCGGTTACCATTGGGTAATAAGAAGAGATGGTACATTGGATCCTGGTCGACCAATAGAAATGCAAGGAGCTCACGCAGTTGCAGTTAATGGATCTAGTGTTGGGATCTGTCTTGTAGGTAGAGGAGATAACTTTACTGACCAACAATTTATGACCTTGCATAATTTAATAAATACAACTAAAGATATATATGGTGATTTAGAAATCATTGGCCATTGTGATGTTGAACCTAATAAACCAAACTGTCCTGGGTTCGATGTAAAGCAATGGATACAAGACGAATTTTATGGCTAAAGGTTACTCATCAGTTTTACTGATCTCAGATTTGCATTGTCCTTGGGAACATCCAGATGCATTTGAATTTTTAAAAGCATTAAAGAAAAAAATTAAACCAGAGTTTATACTTAATCTGGGAGATGAGGCAGATGCCCATGCCCTCTCATTTCATGATACAGATAGTGATCTTATGTCGGCTGGAGACGAGCTCATCGCTACTAAAAAAAAGTTACATGAGTTAGAAAAAATATTTCCAGAGATGACATTGCTGCACTCTAATCACTCATCATTAATATATAGAAGAGCTCTGAAACATGGAATGCCTAGAGCTTACTTAAAACATTACAATGAATTTTTAGAAGTTGGTAAAGGGTGGAAATGGGTAGATGATATTAATTTTAAAATATCAGATGGATCCGAAGTATTTGCAACTCATGGAATTTCAGCAGATGGATTAAAACTTGCTATGCAATATGGAAAGAATATTGTCCAGGGCCACTTCCATTCTAAATTTAACATTCAGTATTTTTCTAATCCAGATAATTTAATATGGTCCATGTCTTGTGGATGTCTTACAAAGCAGTCCAGCCTCGCCTTCCAATATGCTCGTAACTTTCGTATGAGATTTGTTATTGGTACTGGAGCTATCATTGATGGTCATCCAAAATTATTTGCAATGCAGATGGACAAGCATGGAAGATGGACCGGTAAAATTGTGTAATGGCTAAACAAAAGTTTACTCATTTTATACCAAGAGAGAAACCAAAGAAGAGGGGACCAGGAGCTCACAAGAAAAGTAAAAATAAAGATGAGAAAAGAATGTCTAAAAAATCAAGATACAAAGGGCAAGGTCGCCCATGATTGATAGACTTATTTATAAATTCTTTGCCTGGATAGATGATTGCTTTGCAAAGGTAGATGATGTTTTAACATTTGATTGGCCCAACTGTAAGAAGAAAAAGAAAAAGAAATGAAATCAGTTACTATCGATAACCAAAAATATTTTTTCTTAAAATTAACTTGGGTTGATATTGTAGGTCTGAGTACACTCGAAGGTGATACAGAATTTAACAAACTTAAATGTGCTACAATAATTACTGAGGCATATCTCTATGATGTCTTTGAAGAGAACGGAAAGGAATATGTCCGAACCTTCTCATCCTACTCTTTAGATCCAGATCCAGGCTATGGAGATAGAAATGTATATCCATTAGAAGTCTTTGATAAACAGTCTCAAAAGGCCATCAGAGAGGCCCATAGAGCTATGTTAAAGGGTTAATCCGATACATCTGTCATCAAATAATTAAAGTCTCTGTATGAGCTTTATATTGGATTTAAACGGAAAGTGTTTTATTTGTTCTCTAAGCTGGTGTTTTTTCTATAGGAACTTCATTACAAAAGTAATTTAGGTACAGTTTTTTTTCAGAAAATTGTTCTGAATATTTTTGATTGAGCTCGATTGTTATATTGGCACCACCAATGGCACACTCTGACCAACTCTTATACTCAACTGGATAGACCATAGTATTATTACAGAACCCAGTAATAGCTGAACAGAGTGTATATGCCAAAATAAATTTCATTAATTACCAGTAGTATTCTCTTCTGGTTTTTTTAGCAACTCTATTTCTATCTTGTCTTTATGTTTTTCAATCCAATATTCCTCGTATGGTCTGATATTAATTGTAGCTGTCTT